GAAGAGCGAGAACTTCGAGCAGGCACTTGACGAAGTTGTATGGCTTATAGTTACGCTTGCAAACCAGTCGGTTCAGATTTTCAACCTTCGCAATAAGGGAAGCGAAAAGCCGCTTCTTACAGCGGAGGAGGTAGAACTTTTAACTATTCCCACAGATTTGGCAACCTACAAGGATGCAATTACGGAATGTTTATTTAAAGGAACAAAGCGCAACGTGGAGAGTGAAGAATCAAAAAACGCAGTGGGCGGGTAAACGATGACGAGTTGTTTACCCGTCTGCTTTATTACGGGTTAGCGCATTTGCACTTAACGCAAGACGAAATTTGGCTGATGCCTTTCGGCTTACTGCTGGATTTGTGGGAATGTCATAAACAGTTCCACGGGATAAGTAAAGCGAAGGTGGAGGTCTTCATCGACGATATTATCCCAGATGGTATATGACATAAATAGACAAAAACGATACATAAATAGCTTTTGATTTTCGCATAAGTAATTGACTTTGCCCTTAAAATATGCTATTATTTAAGGGTAAAGGAGTATCGTATGAAAGAGTTTTGCTATGCAGGATTAAAAAACAAGCAGTGGGATTCTGAAATTTTGGGGTATATTGCTCAGATTTATCAGGAAAAAGGGAAGCAAGAACTTTATTTAAAACAGAAACCTGCGGATCTTGATGTACTTGTCGAAATTGCAAAGGTGCAGAGTACTGAAGCATCAAATGAAATTGAAGGCATAAGAACAACAAATACGAGATTAAAACAGCTTGTTCAGGATAAAACCACGCCGAGAAACCGCGATGAAAAGGAAATAGCAGGTTATAGGGATGCACTAAATATTATTCATGAGAATTTTGAGTCGATACCGATAACGCCGAATTTTATTTTACAATTGCATAAAATTCTTTTAAGCCACGCTGAAACCGGAATGGACGGAAAATATAAGAATGTTCAAAATTATATAAGCGCAACAGACAGCAATGGAAGGACGTACACATTGTTTACGCCACTTTCACCGTTTGAAACACCGATAGCAATGCAAACGCTGTGTGAAGAATTTAATAGGACATTGGGAAGTGGAGACGTTGACCCGCTCATACTCATACCTATTTTTATTCATGATTTTTTGTGTATTCACCCGTTTCTTGACGGTAATGGAAGGATGTCTCGACTTTTAACAACATTACTTTTGTATCGTTCAGGGTTTTATGTCGGGAAATACATTTCCTTGGAAGCAAAAATTGCGAAGCACAAGGATTTATATTATGACGCACTCCAAGCAAGCCAGGATGGTTGGCATGATAATTGCGATAATCCGTTGCCGTTTGTAAAATACTTGCTGGGTATAATAGTTTCAGCTTATCGAGATTTTGAACAGCGAATGGAAATTGTAAGTGAAAAAATTCCTGCGAAAGAAATGGTACGTAAAGCAATACAATGCAAGATAGGCAAATTTACTAAACAGGAAATAAAAGAATTGTGTCCAACATTAAGTGTAAGCTCTATTGAAGCTGCGTTCCGTGAGCTTATAAGTGAAGGCGATATTGAACGTAAAGGTATAGGGCGTTCAGTGTATTACATCAGATTAAAATATTGATTTTGTAATTTATTAAAAATATTAGAAGAGCATCTATCCCCAAGGGTAGGTGCTTTTCTTATGCAAAAAAAACAAGGAGGCAAGCAAAATGGCAGATAATTTCGGATTGAAGATAGGGCTTGAAGGCGAGAAAGAATTCAAGAAAGCGCTGTCGGAAATCAATCAGTCATTTAAGGTGCTTGGCTCCGAAATGAAGCTGGTTGATTCGCAGTTCGATAAAAATGACCAGTCGGTTGCTGCGCTTACGGCTCGGAACGAAGTTCTGGAAAAGTCTATCGAAGCGCAAAAATCAAAAATTGAAACATTGCGCTCCGCGCTTTCAAGCGCGGCATCGTCCTTTGGTGAAACGGACAAACGAACTCAGGCTTGGCAAGTTCAGTTAAACAATGCACAAGCCGAACTTAACGGAATGGAAAAAGAGCTTAAACAAAACCAAACAGCTCTTAAGTCCACCAGTTCGGGAATGGATGATGCGAAGAAGTCAGCCGATAAAATGGGTGATGAAATTGAGGATGCAGGCAAACAAGCCGAAAAATCCTCGCCCAAGATGGAAGCTCTCGGCAGTGTATGCAAAGGTGTAGCTGGGGCTATCACTGCTGCGTTCGCTGCCGTTTCTGCTGCCGCCATCGCCGCGGGTAAAGCATTGGTGGATATGACGAAGGAAGGCGCGGCGTATGCAGATAACGTTCTCACCGAATCAACCGTAACCGGCATTGCAACAGACAAACTTCAAGAGTACATGTATGCCGCCGAACTCGTAGATGTTTCGGTTGAAACGTTGACGAAGTCGATGGCAAAAAACATCAAATCAATGAAGTCGGCGGCAGACGGTTCGAAAGCATATGAAGAAGCGTATGCGCAGCTTGGTGTTGCTGTTGTCGATGCGAACGGAGAGTTGCGCGATAGCGATACTGTGTATTGGGAATTAATCGATGCGCTTGGGAAAATCGAGAATGAAACCGAGCGAGATGCGATTGCAATGCAGGTGCTTGGCAAGTCCGCGCAAGAACTCAATCCGTTAATTGTCGCAGGTGCGGACCGAATGTCGGAGCTGGGGGAAGAAGCGCGAAAGGCAGGATATGTCCTGTCGGACGATACTCTTGCGGCTTACGGCGCATACGATGACCAACTTCAAAAACTGACCACGGGTGCGACTGCTGCGAAAAACTCTCTCGGTACTGTTTTGTTACCGATACTTACCGAGCTTTCTGGCGCAGGGGTTGACCTTCTGGGAGACTTCGCACGCGGCATTCAGGAATGCGGCGGTGATATCAGCAAGATGGCAAGTGTTATAAGCGAGATATTGCCGAAAGCACTAAATACCGTGATGAAGTATGTACCGCAAATTCTGGACTTGATTGTTTCGGTGGTTGGCTCAATCGGTAAAGCGATAGTAGACAACCTTCCTATGATAGTCACCGCCGTTTCTCAGATAATCTTTACGATATTAAACGGCTTAATTTCCGCGCTTCCGCAGATAGCGGACGGGGCGCTGCAGTTGGTATTGGCTTTGGTGGACGGTATAATCGACCAGTTGCCGATGCTGATTGATGTTGCGTTGAAAGTAATTGAAACGCTTGTCGCAGGGTTAGCACAGGCACTTCCGAAGCTGATACCCGCAATCGTTCAGGTAGTTGTGCAAGTAGCGAAAACGCTTATAAACAATCTGCCTACAATCTTGAAAGCGGTGCTTGAACTCATAAAAGGCGTTGCAAAAGGAATACTTGACGCAATTCCTGTAATCATTAAAGCGCTGCCGGAAATTATAAAAGCAATAGTTTCTTTTATTCTCGGTGCAATACCGGAAATCATCGATGCAGGCATACAGCTTTTGACCTCACTTGTGGCTGCATTGCCAGAAATTATCCAGGCAATAGTTGAAGTCTTCCCTGAGATTATAAATGCAATAATTGAAGCGGTATTGGATGCGATTCCGCTGATAATTGATGCTGGCATAAAATTGCTTACCGCGCTTATTACAGCGCTGCCTGACATTATCGTTACAATAGTAGAGGCAATTCCGAAGATTATATCGAGTATAATCGATGCGGTTATTGGTGCGATTCCGTTGCTGATTGAAGCAGGCATTCAACTTTTGATTTCGTTGGTAGCAGCGTTGCCGCAAATTATAACAGCAATAGTAGAAGCTATTCCGAAAATTATCAACGGAATTATTGAAGCAATTCTCGGCTCAATTCCACAACTCATCCAAGCGGGTATTCAACTGTTTATGTCATTGATTGCGAACCTTCCTACAATCATCGTAGAACTTGTGAAGGCGGTTCCGCAAATCATAAAAGCGCTGGTCGATGGTTTCTCGCAAGGTATAAGCTCATTCGTTGAAATTGGCGCTAATTTGGTGCGCGGTCTTTGGGAAGGAATCAAGAGCCTTGCTGGTTGGATTTGGGATAAAGTTAGCAGTTGGGCGAAAGACCTCTGGAGCGGCATAAAGAATTTCTTCGGGATTCACTCACCGTCTAAAAAGATGGCATGGATTGGTGACATGATGATGGAGGGTTTGGCTGGCGGTATTGACGAGTCTGCGGGTGAAGTTATGGATTCGGCAATGGATATGACGCGGGATTTGAATTCCGTATTCAATGAACTTTCAGCCGACTTAGGCTCAGAACCGTTGCAGTTCGATGTTAGCAAAACTGTAAACGGCGTTCGGGATACGGCAGCAGGGGCTTCGGGTAGCATCACTATTCAGCTTAACATCGATAAATTCAACAACTATTCAAGCGAAGATATATCCGACCTAACCAATGAAATTATGGAAACGGCGGGTAATTTTATGAAGAGAAAAGGAGTAGTGTTCGCGTGATACAATTCACATACAATGGAATATCATCTGCGGATATGGGCGTCCGCATACAGTCAAAGAGCATATATTCGGCACCTAAGTTCGACATCAGCAGTGTTGCTATTCCTGGCAGGGACGGTGAGCTGTTGGTGCCGAGCGGTAGGTTTCCGAATGCGACAGTTTCTTATACCTGTTTTGTGCCGGCAAAAAGTATAGATGAGTTGGGCAAAAAGTTAACTGCAATTAAAGCGTGGCTTTATACGCAGCCTGACCGGTACCACATTTTGTCGGACAGCTACGACACACTGTTTTTTCGCAAAGCTGTTATAAGCAACAAGCTGGACATTGGTGAACAGTGCAGAAAGATTGGTACTTTTACGATAACATTTTCCTGCTATCCGTTCAGGTATTCGTTGGAAGGACAGCGGAAAATTGATAGCACAAATTCCATTACAATGATAAATCCGTATCCGTTTAACGCAAAGCCGTACATAAAAGTGAACGGCAGGGGCGAAGGAAGGCTCATAATTCAGTCGGAAGGTTCGAATAAAATTTGGATCTTCAAAACCTTAAACGGATATACAGAAGCGGACAGTGAGCAAATGAACTTTTATCACGATATGCAGTCTAAGAATGACACCGTGAGCGGGGATGGTTTTCCTATTCTGTACCCCGGTAGAAACGAGGTATCGTTTGAAGGCGCAATAACAAGTATCGAAATTATTCCAAGGTGGATGTGCTTATGATTCCTATTTTATTCAAAGCCGATGCCACCGACTTCAGTACCTATGGCATTGGCGCTCTTACTGAAGCTCTTACTTGTGAAGTAACAGAAGAGCGCAACGGCACTTTTGAGTGTAAAATAACCTACCCTTCAAGCGGGCGGCTTTACAGTGAAATCCTGAAGGACCGTATAATCAAGGCAAAGCCGAATGATACCAAGGCGGCGCAGGCATTCCGAATTTATAAAATTTCGCTGCCTATCAACGGAACGATTACGGTTTACGCGCAGCACATTTCCTATGACCTTTCAGGTATTGGAGTGCTACCGTTCGAGAAAAAGTCAACCACGCCGCAGCTTGCTATGGATTATATCCTCCAACACGCGACTCAGGCGCACAACTTCTCGTTCCAGACGGACTATTCGGTGGCAAAGGACTTTTCTGTGGATAAACCCAAGAGCATCAGAGCTTGCTTGGGAGGAGAGGAAGGGTCTGTGCTTTCGCTTTGGGGTGGCGAATTTGAATGGGACAACTTTGAAATCAAACATCACCAGGGGCGCGGGGAACACACCGATGTTGTTATTGAATACGGAAAAAACCTGACAAAATTTAATCATGAAAGCGAGGACACGGAGGTCTATACTTCGTTGCTGCCCTTTGCTTTTATGGATAGTGATGAAGACGGTCAAATATTGGTAACGCTTCCGGAGGTCTTACTCCCGGTGGAAGGTTCCGAGCTGCTGCATACAAAAACTTTATTTCTGGATTTAACCGAGTCATTTGAAGATGGAACGCTAATCACGGAAAATATGCTGCGGAATAAAGCGCTTTCGTATATTTCGAACCATTCACTTGCAGCATCGGTTCCTAACATAACCATCTCTTTCGAACCTCTCTGGCAGCAACCGGAATATACGGCAGTTTTGGAACGGCTCTCACTTTGTGATACGGTAACGATTAAACATTCGGTGCTGGGAGTGAAAGCAAAGGCAAAAGTTATCAAAACTGTTTATAACACTCTTTCAGAGAAGTATACCTCTGTGTCGCTCGGTTCGGCAAAAGGAAGTCTTCTGAGTTCAATTGAGCAGAGTACAACCGAGCTTGAAAAGGTGATGGAAAAAGCAAACGCGTCCGCGAATAAGGTGCCGATGCTTATTAACTCGGCTATCCGCCGTGCAACTGAGTTAATAACTGGGCAGACCGGCGGGTATGTGGTAATCCATACAAATGCGGAAACAGGGCAACCGTATGAGCTGTTGATTATGGATGCACCGAAAATTGAAGATGCGGTTAACATTTGGCGTTGGAACGTAAACGGTCTCGGCTTTTCAAGTAAGGGGTACAATGGACCCTATGACACGGCTATTACCGCAGATGGCAGAATAGTTGCAGATTTCATTTCTTCCGGAACGCTGGTGGCAAATATCATAAAAGCCGGTACGATTTCTTCCGTTGACGGTTCTTCGTTTTGGAACTTGGATACAGGTGAGGTGGTCATAAAAGCCTATGCAAAAATGGAAGCAGTCGAAAAGGTTCAAACGGAAGCAAATAACGCACAGAGTTCCGCAAACCAAGCACAGACTTCTGCGAATAAGGCACAGGCTTCTGCAGACAAAGCACAAACTACGGCGAATCAGGCGCAGACAGCAGTAGATGATTTGGCTTCAGATGTAGGTGTGCTTTCCGGCAATGTTGGTGCGCTTACCACAAGTGTTAAAACCGTAACTACAAAGCAGGCTTCGCTTGAAAGCAGCGTTGATGGTTTGACGAGTTCAGTTTCCGCTGTTACTACCAGAGTTACAACGGCAGAAGGAAAACTTGTCTCGGTGGAAGCAGCGGTCTCAACGTTGAAGCAAACTACCACCGAAATATCTGCGGAGGTTTCGAAGAAGGTTGATGAAACCTATGGAAGCAGCGCTTCAGCCTTTGGCTGGGTGTTGAAATCCACAGGCTTTTATGTGTATTCAAATGCAACCGCGGTAATGTCGATAACCAGTTCTGGACTCTCGGTTGTAGGTGCAATCGATGCGACCAGCGGCTCTATAGGAAATCTTACGATTGACGGTTATCTGTATTTCGGTGGAGACAAGTCATATTATATCAGCGCGAACTATAACGATGGAAACTATTACATAAGCCTTCCGGGGTTGAGAATAGATAAGGCTTCGACAGCAGTTTTCAGCGGAAAGCTCTCCGCGCCGAGTGGAACTATTGGCGGATTTACGATTTCAACCTCGTCTATTTACAAAAGCAAAACTTCATACAGTAATTCAACAGAAGGTGTCTATATAGGCACGGACGGTATTGGCTTGGGTGCGGGGACTTTTTATGTTACTGCCGCGGGTAAGCTCTACGCGACTAATGCGGAAATATCCGGGACGATAACGGCAACAAGTGGAACGATAGGTGGATTCACTATAAATTCGAGTAGCCTTACGAACGCAGGCGGCGGTTCTTCAATTCAAATTACAAGCGGGAACTATACGACTTATCTTGGAGCGAATACTTGTTATAGCAGATATCAGGAATCGGCAGGTTCAAGGGGCTGGTCTTTATCGCATAGCGCCATATCAATATCATCATATAATTCGAGCGTTTATTGCGGAATCAAGATAACGCCGACTTATTCAAAACGCTTAAGTACAAGTTCTTATTCCAGCACAACGGTTGCTGAAGGCTGTATTACTGCATTTTCTGAGCCTTCCTATAATGTCGATGGCGGCTATACAACCGGTTCTGCAGTTCCGTTTATTTTGGGATTGTGCAGAAAATATGCAAAATCGCCGTATATGCCTTCTCAGGAATGGGGTGCATATTTAAGGTTTGTAAACTACCAACTTGCTGAGCTGGTTTATGACAGCTACTATTCAGGTTCTTGGCGAATGCGAGACGTAAACACGGGAAGAACCTATGACCTTGTTGGGCATAAATTCTATTTTTGGAGTTATAACAGCAGTGTTTCTAACGATTCACGTGTTTCCATTTCGAGTAGTATTCATGGCTTAACATCTGTATCAGGGGCAATAGTTATCCCGAAGGAAAAAAGCACAAACGGCGAGGGCAGCAACCTTAATGGCGATAACAACTTAATAAATAAAAGAGCCAATTACGGGATTTATATTTCTGGCACAACCGTTTATGTGGTAGTAGATAGTAATGGGCTGCCACACGGGTTTTATTGCTTAATTTTCGGGAGGTAAAAATGAAGATTTACTATCTTCAAAATGAAAACGAAGAGATAATTGAGGACGGATTCGAGCGGTTTAACGATAACTGCAAAGTGATGGATCGTGAGAATTACCACATAGTGAATGGCTATAACGGCGCATTATTCTTCTACGAATATACAAAGACGGAAGAATACAAGCAAAAAGCAAAAGCCTTTGCCGAATATGGGCGGCTTGAAAACCTGCGTCTGCAACGCAATGAAAAATGCTTCTCGGTTATAAATCGCGGAGCGCTCTGGTATGAGAAGCTCACTCTGGAAGAAAAGGCAGAGTTGGAAATCTGGTATCAGAGTTGGCTCGATGTTACAGAGACTGGTGTCGCACCCGAAACACCGGAATGGTTAAAAAACAAGTAATAAAAGGAGAGTGTCATTATGATTTTAATTGAAGTTGTAAAAGCAAAAGAACCCCTGCAGCGGTTGACCGCGAGGCGCTTTTCAAGTTATCGGGTTCTGAGGGAACTTGTAAAACTGCGCAAAACAGTCGATGCTGAGACAGAGTTCTACACTGAAGCTGAAAAGAAAGCCGTGGAACTTTATTCCGAAAAGGATGAAAACGGCTCTCCCGTTTTTCTTGCGGACGGAAGACTTAAGCTGAAGGATGTTCAAGCGAAGAAAGATTTTGAAGCGGAAATCTTGAAGTTGAACGAAACGCCGGTTGATGGAATAACACCGGTGTGCATCCGTGAGGAAGATTTCAAATCAACGGACGATTTGCCCACGCCGGAGGAAATGCTGCTTCTGGAAGGACTGGTCGTATTCGAAGATTAAAGGAGGTAGAATTTGGGCACTGTGGCTGCGATTATTATTTCGATTGCATCAGTGATCACTGCGCTTGGGGTTATTCTGGGAGTAATTCTTTCGGTGCATAAGTGGTACTTGAAGCAGGAAAAACAGGATGACGATATTAAGGTCATAAAGGAAGAACAGTCTATTCTCACGCAGGGTGTGCTTGCGTGCTTAAAAGGACTGAAAGAGCAGGGCTGTGATGGTCCTGTAACGATAGCGATTGATAAGATTGAAACTTATATCAATCAACAGGCGCATAAATAAAGGAGGCAAAAAGTGAACGACATCTTAATAAATATCATTTCGGCGGTGGTGACTACGGTGTTGCTGCCGCTTATTACTTGGGCGGGAACGAAGCTCATTCAGTACATCGGCACAAAGGTCAAAAATGAAAAGGCAGCAACGTTGCTTTCTACCGCAACGACTGTCGTGCTAAACGCTGTGAGAAGCGTGTTCCAAACGTATGTGGAGAGCTTGAAAGCAAGCGGTTCTTTCGGACCGGATGCGCAAGTGGAAGCGTTAAAAAAGGCAAAGGATATCGCTCTTTCTCAGTTTGGTGAAGATGTGAAAAAATACATTACCACAAACTTCGGTAATCTTGACGGGTGGCTTACCAACCAAATCGAAAGTTCAATTAACCTTTTGAAAAACGCATGATGCGGAAGTAAAACTGAATAAACTCTGAAAGCCTATCTGGGAGTTAATCCTGGGTAGGCTTTATTTTTTTATAAAAATACCCCCTCAAAATAGGTTTGAAATCTCCGAATGGTAGGAGGACCTTTTTATGACAGATGAATTGAGAAACCGGGTTCTTGCGTTACGGCGTGAGGGTTTAGGGTTTTCAAAGATTGCACGGGAGCTGGATATCCCTGCGGATACGGTGCGCACGTTTCTCAATCGGTACAATAAACGATATGAGAACCGATGTCTTTGTTGCGAGAAAATGATAGAGTCATTGCCACATCGGAAGCGGAAACAGTTCTGCTCTGACCGCTGCCGTTTACTTTGGTGGAATTCACACCAGACCGTTATAAAAAGGAAAACCTTCTACAAATATATCTGCCCGCAATGCGGAAAGGAGTTCACTGCTTATGGAAACGCCAAGAGAAAATACTGTTCAAGAAGTTGTTTCGCCGCTGCCCGCCGGAAGGGGAATGACGAAAGAAGAAGCGGAGAGGATAACGGGTTATAAACTCGCCATGAGTATGGCAGATTCAATGCTTGCGCAAGGGATTATATCGGAAGCCGAGCATTATAAAATCGACCAGAAAATGTGTGAAAAATATTGTATCAAAATTACCTCTATTTTCCGAAATTATGCCCGAAAATGAGTGGATATAAATTCGGTTTAGAGGTAATATACGCATGCCAAAAAACAAGGAGGTTTTCTATGGAAAACAAGCTGGAAAAATTGAAGCAACAACGACCTTTGAGGGTTTGCGCGTATGTTCGCCGCAAGCCCGTTCCTGCGGCTCTGCCGGACATCCAAACCGAATACTACAACCGGTTAATCAATGGTGTCGATGGTTGGACGAACGCCGGGATTTATACCGACCTGCGGCTGAAAGACAGGGATATGAAGCGAATGCTGAAAGACTGCAAGAAGCGCAAAATTGACTTGATTATTACAAAGTCGGTTTCCAGGTTTTCGCGCGATGTGAGGAAGTTCGAAAAGATAATGAGCATTTTGAAAAAATGCGGGGTAGGCGTTTTCTTCGAGCTTGAAAACCTATATTCCCTTGATGCGGAAGCGGCTCTCCGGTTTGATATGCTTTTGGCAGATTGAGGAGGGTGAAATGGAAAGGACGGTACAGTTAGTAAGACCTACGCTTCCGAAGGCAGCGCAAATAAAAAGGGTATGCGCATACGCCAGAGTTTCAAGTGGAAAGGATGAAATGCTGCATTCGCTTTCGGCGCAGGTCAGTTATTACCAACGCCTCATTCAGTCCCGCGCAGCTTGGAAGTTCTGCGGGGTATATGCGGACGAAGCTGAAACCGGAACGAAGGACTCCCGTGAGCAGTTTCAGGAAATGCTGGCAGAATGTCGCAAGGGAAACATTGACCTGATCATCACAAAGTCCATCACCAGGTTTGCGCGAAACACAGTAACGCTTCTGCAGGCGGTTCGAGAACTCAAGGATATGGGCATCGAGATTTACTTCGAAGAGCAGAACATTTTCACGCTCTCAACCGAAGGCGAAGTGATGCTGACAATTCTCGCATCGTATGCGCAGGAAGAGAGCAGGTCAGCAAGCGAAAATCAGCTCTGGAGGGTAAAGCGGAACTTCGAAGAAGGCAAGGTCTGGGGGATGCAGATTTACGGTTACAAAGCAGTAGATTGTCAGCTCCAGATTATTCCGGAGGAAGCGGAAGTGGTGAAGCGAATTTTCGCAGAGTTCCTTGCCGGGAAAGGAAGGGAATCAATTCTGCGCGGCTTGAATCGAGATGGCATCAAACCCAGGCGTGCAGAAAAATGGCAAAGGACATCGGTTTATAATATCCTGCGCAACTACGCTTATACCGGCAACCTGATTTTACAGAAAACCTACCGAGAAAATTTTATGACAAAAAAATCGATAGTGAACGATGGTAGGAAACCAAAGTATCATTGTCAGGAAACGCACGAGCCGATTATTTCAATGGAAACATACCAGCAAGCGCAGGCTGAGATTGAACGCCGAAACGCGAATCTTCCGAAGAAAGCTCCGTATATGATGTACCTATTTACGAGCCTGATTCGCTGCCCATATTGCGGGGTGAATTACCGCCGGTGCAAAGGTTATAGTTCCTGGCTTTGGCGCTGTAACACATTTGTGGTTCACGGGAAGCAATCCTGCCCGCAGTCAAAACAGATACGCGAAGATACGATGGTGAGCGTTACCGAAGAGGTGCTTGGCATCACCGGGTTAAACTACAAGAACATCCACGATGCCATTGATTTTATCGATGCCTTTGAAGGAAACCGGCTGGTGTTTCACTTGAAGAACGGCGAGGTGGTTGAGCGTGTTTGGAAAGACAGGTCCCGCGCCGAAAGCTGGACACCGGAAATGAAATTGAAAGCGAAGATTAAGGAAGCGGAAAGACAAGAAGAGTTAAAAAGGAGGGTGCAATAATGCCGAAGGTTACAGTAATTCCAGCAACAAAGGATTTTTATACCGGCGTTGATAATAACACGTTCAAAAAGAAAAAGGTGGCTGCATATGCGCGAGTTTCCACCGCAAGTGAAGAACAGGAAACCTCATACGATGCGCAGGTTGATTACTATACGAAGTATATTCAGGGACGACCGGATTGGGAGTTTGTAAAAGTTTATACGGACAAGGCAATAACCGGTACGAATACCAAGCGTAGGAAAGGGTTCAAAGAAATGATAGACGATGCGCTTGCCGGAAAGATTGATTTAATTGTTACTAAGTCCATCAGCCGATTTGCACGAAACACGGTTGACACTCTGGTTACGGTCCGAAAGCTGAAAGAGAAAGGCATAGAGGTTTACTTTGAAAAGGAAAACATCTACACGTTGGATAGCAAGGGCGAGTTGCTCATAACGATTATGAGTTCGCTGGCGCAGGACGAAAGCCGAAGCATAAGTGATAACGTAACGTGGGGACAGCGGAAGCGATTTGCGGACGGAAAAGTTAATATGCCTTATAAAAGGTTTCTGGGTTATAAAAAAGGTGAAAACGATCTGCCGGAAATCGTGCCGGAACAGGCAGAGGTGGTCAGGTTGATTTACTCGCTTTTTCTGGAAGGCAAGACGAGCTACGGCATAGCGAATTACCTGACAGAACAGCAAATCCCTACCCCGACAGGGAAGGTTATTCCCTGGAAATCAAGCACTATTGAAAGTATTCTACAAAATGAAAAATACAGAGGTTCGGCGCTTCTGCAGAAGAAATATACGGTGGACTTCCTCGAAAAGAAAATGATAGTCAACGATGGAAAGGTCCCGCAGTATTATGTAGAAGACAGCCACCCGGCAATAATAACGCCAGCGGAATTTGAAATTGTGCAAGGTGAAATTCAGCGCCGGAAAGCAAACAAAGGGAAATATAGCTGTTGCGCACCTTTTGCTTCAAAGGTTGTGTGCGGCGATTGTGGCGAGTTCTACGGGCAAAAGGTCTGGCATTCGAATAGTAAATACCGAAAGATAATATACCGCTGTAACGGCAAATATCACGGCGAGAAATGCGCAACGCCCACCCTCACGGAAGAGCAGTTGAAAGAGGGGTTCCTCAAAGCCATCAACAGCTTGATAGGCATTAAGGAAAGCCTGCTGGAAGATTGCCGGGAAATGCAGGCGGTGCTATCCGACACTGCAGCATTGGACGAAGAATTGAAAACCGTAACCGATGAGTTTATGGTGGTTCGAGAAATGCTTCGGAAGATGATTGAAGATAACTCGCGCAAGGTTCAGGACCAGGATGAGTTCTGGGCGAAATACAACCCGCTGGATGAGAGAGCGAAAAAGGCTGATGCGCGAATTAAGGAATTGATGGAGCAGCGCACACAGCGCATACAGAAAGCGGAAACAATCGGCGCGTTTATGTTCGAGCTTCACGAGCGCGATGAAGCGGTGGAAGAATTCGATAATAAGCTCTGGTTTATGACGGTTGATAAAGTGGTGGTTCAAAGGGACGGAAAGCTGATTTATCATTTCCGCAACGGATTAACGGTTGAAGTGTAGGGCATAACGCTTTACACATCATTTAAAAAATGATATAATTTCACTACCAAACGAAAACAGGGGTAGTAAAATTGGATAGAATGTCCGCAAGATTTGTGGCTAAGAGATTTGGATTCAGCACAGATTTAGTTTATCAAATGTGGGAAGAAATGGGCTTGATTATTAAAAACGGTACTAACTCTTGGAAGTTGACCGAGTTGGGCGAGAAAAACGGGGGCTTGATGTCCTCTGTTGGATATGTACCTACGTTTGAATTTAAGGTCATTGAAAAGCTGATGATGGATTTTTATAACATCGTATTCAAGAAATAAAAGTTTATTTACGGAGCGAAGCATGGGGAAAAAACTTTTATCAAAAATCATTATAGGTATCGCTGCGGTTTGCGTGTTTTCATTCTTCGTTGTTGGCTGCTCTGCGAGTGATGAAAAATTACTTTCAAATGCGCGGAACCAGGCAGATGCACTATTGAGTGATAAAGGTTATTCCTGCACCGAAATTAGAACTGAATTCCTGAACACGCTGACATCAAACGAAAAAGAATACAAAATATATAGTTTAACCATTTATCTGGAAACGGAGGAAACCGGAGACTATGAGTCTATTTGGGGAGCATTATCGGTTTTAAAGAATTCAAATTATGATATGGACTGCTTCAAAGAGGGCAGAATATCCATTATGGAATATGTGTTTTATGAAGGTGGCACTTATAGCATTTCATCGTTGAACAGCTACATGCTTGAAAAGAAAGGTGATTATAAGTTCAAATACGTTACAGAAACCGTTCCGCACCCAGACCTTCCGTATGTGGGAATGTCAGAAGAACTTATCAGTTTTACAGGACTTGGCGAATATGCATCAAGAGTAAAACATGAAGGTGATAACCAGCATAGGCATTGGGTAACTTATACCTATTATTTCAGTGAAAATGGAAAAACCACTTATATCGTTCAATGTCAGGATGGCAAGGTAACATCTGTTTCCGGAACGAGCAATTAAAATTGAGCTGGTTTCCCGCTGTTTTTGAATTCTACCCATTGACAGCGGGCTGCCTGTTTGATATAATAAAAGCACAGAGAAGGGCATTGCAAAAAAAATAGTCGGATGTAAAGCATCTTGGATTTGCGACCTGTTATGCAAGTGACAGGGAACAAGGACGAATGATTTATATAACACCATTTTTTGAGTTGATGCCTGACGGGGCTACAAGGGCGTAGTCTATATTCGTCAGGCTCATTTTATGCCCTCTGTGAAATAAACACGGAGGTATTTTTTTATGAAGGATGAACAGTACACCGAGATTGAACAGCAAATCGGTTACGAGTTCGAGAACAGGTTGTTATTGCAGCAAGCGTTCACCCGGAAAAGCTATACGGAAGAAACGCACGATGGCGATAACAATGAAGTGTTGGAGTTCATTGGCGATAAGGTTCTGGACCTGATCATCGTCAAGGTTCTGACTGAGTATTACGGTGAAATTAACGAACGCAACGAGTATGAGTGCGAATACACAGAAGGCAAGCTCACTGAGTTTAAGAAGCATCTGGTGGAAAGTAAGATGCTGGCTGAGCGCATAGACGAGCTTGGATTCGCGGATTACTTAATTATGGGGAAAGGGGACAAAAAGAATAATGTCCAGAACGAAACCCATGTGAAAGAGGATTTATTTGAAGCAATTCTCGGCGCTGTTGCCCTTGACAGCGGTTGGGATATGGCTGCAATGCAGGACGCGGTGGAAATGATGCTGCACGTTGATTGCTATTTGGATGAAGGGTTCGATGAGGACCAGGACTATGTTTCCATCATCCAGCGTTGGCAGCAGAAGCGCATCGGGGAATTACCCGATTACAAGTTTACGGACAAGCAGACTTACGACTTAAACCGCATGCTTCGGTGTTACACCTTTGTAAACCGGCGTGAAAGAATGGAAGCGGGTGAAGGTGATATTGTTTGTGAATTGCGCATTGATGATGGTGAACCGTTTGTTGGTTTCGGGTATTCAAAGAGCCTGGCAAGAATGGCGGCGGCGGAGCTTGCGTATGATTATTTGGATGAAAACGGTCTTCTGCGCACAATGCAGGATGAGATTGGTGAACCTTCGCGCGAAAGAGCAGTGAGCCAACTTCACGAGCTGTCCCAGAAGGGATACTTCTCTGCGCCGGTTTATGAGTTCGAAGAGGACCACGATGAAAACGGGAACCCGGTCTGGACCTGCGAATGCAGCATCGCCGAATATGAGGACGCATATTTTTACGAGGCAAGTTCGAAGAAGGAAGCGAAACGGCTGGCAGCTTATGAAATGCTTCTCTCGATTCTAAACCATACAAATGAGGAGGATGACAGATGAGAGTTGTATCAACAAAGCTGAAAATGGTTGATGCGTTTACGGAAGCGGAGTTTTTCGGAACCATAAATCAGTGGATGAAAAATGCCGGTCCTTGCAAGGCGGTGGCTGAACAGCTCGAAGCCTGCGAAGAGAAAGTTGGTGTGCATCTGGAAGCGGAATATTGTATTGCGGATACTTTCCAAATCGAAAAGGAAGATTCAACGTTCACCCTGTTCAAGTTGGAACAGGAATTCCATCAGCAGACCTGGACGAACGAAGTTATTCTTAAAAGTGCCGGCAGTGAGAAGGAGGTGTTCTTCCACATTGATTGCTCCCGCGATGCGACCAGATTTGACGAAGCACCTGAAATGCGCACAGAGGTTATTCGCACTTTTGTAAACAGCGGGTATGTAAAGCAACCGAAGGTTCCTATTACTTCCAGGACCGTTGAAGCAACCAATGACCTGCTCGATTGGATAGCGGCTGCTATTCAGGAAGAATATACTGAGGAATTGCCGTTAATTCTTGCGACTACATATTTTGGAAGCCAGGCAATCGAGATTGATGATTTTGCGCTTTCGAGGAAGTTGGCAGGACTTGCGTACATTGTGGTGTGCGATAACGAATACACAAGACTTCTGAAGGATAAGGCGAAATGTGCAGTGCCGTTCAATGGCGCGGTTACAATTTACTGCAAAGGTGGGAAGCCGCGTCAGTTCCGGAAAAAGGATGCGTTCCTGGGCGCAACGCTTGATAAGCAGATAGCAAATGAAGTGCAAAGGTTTGTAACCGCAGCGGTTGATGCCGAAGCACCGACTTGGGAAGCACTTCACGCTGAGCTGGTTCATAAGGAAGCGAAAGAAAATGCTGCTCTGGCAGAAGAAGCGTTCGATGCAAACGAAACGCTGGACGAAAAGCTGAAAAGGGCAGAGGAAAGAATCGCAGCGCTGGTGCAAGAGAACATGCAGTTGACTGCAAAGAACGAAAGCCTGAACAGAGCGCTTACGAAAAACGATGCCGTTCAAACGGTATTAGAGGCTTCAAGCATTCCGGAGTTCTTCGAAGGCGAACAGCACGATTTGGTGGTTTCCATTTTACAGAAAGCGCTGTCGAACTGCGGCACAAAGGATACTCGGCAGAAAGAACTGCTCACCGACCTTTTGGCGCATAACCATATAATCGGAAAAGGCAAGGAACTGTTCGAAGTGGTTAAGTCTATATTCGCTGATGGTGAAGACCTTTCCGCGAAAGAGCTGGCAGAGCTGAAAAGGGTGGGCTTTGAAATCACAAGCGAGAACACGCACTACAAGCTGGTTTATAAGGGAAGCAAATACTGGTTCAGCTTGGCGAAAACCACGAGCGATAAAACCCGCAGCGGGAAGAACCTGACTTCGGACATTACGAAAACACTCTCGGTCTATAAATAGGAGAAAGAAAATGCGTACAACAGCAATCTGCCCGGAATGCGGCGCAGTCCAGAAAGGGTTAATTTTACAGGAAACAAAAGGCTCGGTTGTCTGCAATAAATGCGGTAAGCAGTTTGAGGCTCCTTTTGAAGAACCCGCAGAAGAACCGGAAAAGAAAAGCAAGCCGGAATAGTTTTCTACCATTTTAATGAAAAAACCGTCATCCCAACCGGGTGGCGGTAAATTTTTTTTATTTTTTTGCAACTTTTTTTGAAAACACCATCAAAATAGTAGTTCGGATCGTGTATATACCTATGAACACTTTCACACTCACTTAAAAAATCCCATCGAGTGTGAAGAGGAGGTTTTTATGAATTATTTTAATATTCATAAGCATTACACTCTTTGTGTAGTGTGCGGGCGTAAAGTCCGTTCAAAATACCCCTTCCAGATTATCTGTGATGAGTGTTTTGAAGAAGAACTTGATAGATTAGATTAATCTATCCGAGAAAACAATCATCCCTTAATCGGGGTGGTGGTTTTTCTTTTTTATCGTAAAATCCATTGTGAAAGTTACGAAAATGTAGTATTATAAAAGAGAAGAAGATTGCGAGGTGAACTCAATGCCCACTAACAATAAATACGAAGATATGAGCGCCCTTGATGCGCTGCGCTTTGCCGAGAACCATACCTTATTGCTGCCGGATATCCAGAGGGAATATGTATGGGACTATCAGGAAATCGAAAGGCTGTTTGAATCAATAGTGGACGAGTACCCGATTGGCTCTTGTATTTTCTGGAAAACCAACCGCGCAACCATAAACGCAGAAAAACCGAACCTGTATTATTTTCTGCGTGAGTACGAGCGCTGGAAAACGAAGAATGAAAAAGCGCCGGAGGTGTTTAGCAACGAAATTGATTATTACATCGTGCTTGATGGACAGCAGCGTATCACCTCACTGAACATTGCACTTTATGGTTCGTATACATATTACAAGGGCGGCAGGGGACACGCTTGGGATAATCCAAAGTCGTGGTTGACAAAAGAGCTTTATTATAACCTTGATTTCTACGCGGCATCCAATGAAGAAGAGGATGATGAGAACCCCAGGAAGCGCTTTGTTTTTTTAACAAAGGAGGATGCGGAAGCGGGACATTATTACAAAATAAAAAATTTACTCGCATTCGATAAATTGCAGCGGTTTGTGCTTGCTTTGAATAATCTGACAACCGATGAAAAGGTAATCGATGACTTGTCAATGCTCTTTGAGCGTCTGCACAACGCTTCCGGGAATGGGTTGATTCATTACTATTGTATTTCCGAAAATACATACGATGAAGCTCTGGACATCTTTGTGCGCGTAAACTCCACCGGCAGAAAGCTCTCAAAATCTGACTTACTTTTTTCGACCTTGATAGACGGGTGGAAGACCGGCAAAGAGAATATTGAAAACCTTCTCGCCACGATGAATTCCAAAGGGGACAAGTTCAATTTCACCAGAGATTACTTGATGCGACTTTGCCTGGTTCTGGTTGATGCTAATACAAACCTGAAAATAAACTCTTTAAATCAAAAGACGGTTTTATCGATTCGTGATAATTGGGATGCGATATACGCCGCCGCAGATACCATGTCAACTGTCCTGGCAGACATTGGTCTTTCCAACGAAACCTTGACTTCGTATAACGCAACGATGCCCATCGTTTATTTCTTATACAAGGGCGGCAAGATAAAAGATAAAGAAGCGAAAAAGGAAGTGCGTAAATTCCTGTCGGTTGCTATGGCTCAGCGCCTCTTCGGTGTTGCAAGTAACGATGCTTTGAATAAAACGCGCAACGTGCTGAAAGCGCTTGATTGCAAGAAGGCGGTTTTCGGGTTATCACTTTTCGCGGAAACCACGCTCACCGGTGGCAGAACATTTACGGTTTCTGAAAAGGACATCGACCATTGGCTGAATACCTACGAAAAAGGGCAAAGCACATATTTGCTTTTGGCGCTGCTTTACCCGAATTACAAGTTGAGCCAGGTTGCGTTCCATCAGGACCATTGTCACCCACACGTATCTTTTGATGATAAAAATATAATTGCACTGGGGCTGACCGAAGAAAAAGTGAAGGAGTGGCAGAAGAAGCGTAATCTCCTTCCGAACCTTCAATTTTTGGAAGGTACAGAAAACGAGTCAAAGAATAAAACACCGCTTTATGAATGGGTGAACGCAGGGTATAACTTTTTGTATCGTCCCGCGGGCGTTTCACTTGAACTGAAAGATTTTGATGTGTTCTTTAATGAAAGAAGGAAGCTGATTAAAAAAGAACTCGCATCGATATTCGGCGTTACGCTTCCGGAAGAAAACCCGGACAGCAATACTGAAGAAGCATAAATAAAAACCATCACCTCTTAATCGGGGTGGTGGTTTTCTTCATTTTCGGAAGCGGCTTCATCAATAGCTTTCCGCGCGCGGTTGCGTTGCATATCGTAAAAAGCATACAGTAAAAGCGCGACTGTTTCTTCCGGCGTGTTGGGATTATGGAAGTGGAACTTCAGCTCCGGACGGGAGGGTTTATTCCTCGTCATCGTTTCCGGTTTCTTCTTCGCCATCTTCCGATGATACCTCGTTGAGGTTTTCGTCAAGCGTGAGTTCTTCTACCTGACCGCCGTTCTGGAAAAGCGCATCGTCATTTACTTCGTAGAACTCATCGTCATCGCCAATATTATCAAGCCCGGAGTAGTCCTTTGCGAAGAGCGCGTTCAACTGAAGTTTGGCTGCGTTGGATTTTTTCTTTCCGTTATATTCCAGAACCATTACTTCGGCGTAGCCCATGCAACCTGCCCGGCGTTCCTTCGCGGTGCGGGTGAGCTGCTTAATGGAAATAGCGCCGAGCTTTTCTTTGAACAGGTCATCGTCCAGCGCTTCTTTATAGACCACGACCAGCTTTGCAACGGCTTTCATAATGTTTGCGCTGAAGGAATTATAGTCTCCTTCCCAAGCGCCGATAATAAGCCGTAACACGCGGTCTAAGGCGTGGTATCCATGTTTGTCGAAGATGTACTCAAGCGTGGAAACTGCGCAAATCGCGCCCGGTTTTTTGGAAGAACCGATTATCATTCCATAGGATTCAACCAGGTCTCGTATCATTAATTGTTTGTCATTTCCGGCTTCGATATTTGCCATAAAGATTTCGTAAGGAATGAGCGGCTTGACGAACTTCATCTGGTTTGCGAAGATGTCCGCTTCATGCGAATAGTCAAGGTCATCGTAAACCATACACCAGACCGGCGTTTCGCGGGAACCGGAAACGAGCGCCACGATTTCAATGGTGTGCTGCCCGTTGAATACATAATTGATTCCATTGCGGCGGCTGACTTTTACAGGGTTTATTTGGTAAAGGTCGAAGTTTTCTGCCGCGCGGTTGATATGAGAGCGGGAGAGGTTGCGTTGATACTCCTGGTTGGATACCAAGTTTTTTATGGGTATTTGCTCAAAATGTACGTTGGGTACGAAAGCAGAGAAATCGGGCATTTTTAGACCTCCTCAATTAAAAACAGCAATTCGGTTACTGCGGAAGCAAGCTCGTCAAGTATGGTTTGTACTTTTATGAGTGCCGGCTTGGAAACGGTGCTGAAATTTGTGTTTTGTTTGGTGCGTTGTATTGAATCAAGCCACGATGGGATGGTGAGCGTTAAGCTGTTGATGGCTGCATCAGGATCGAAGGTTGGCATATCTTTTACGGATGATTGTGCGCCGGAAGCGGAAGGAGTGTAATTGCTTTGAATAACGGCTCTGCTTTTTTTGAATTTCAGGATTACCTGGTTTCGGGAATTGCCGAGCCGCTTGTTTAATTTTTGAAGCTCTTCCGGAGACATCCTTTCAACTTCCAAGATGCTATTGTGCGATATTTTATAACGCCCGGATAGTATCTTGGGTACAAGCTCTGGGGCTTTCCTGCCGATTTCCAAAATGGCGCGGGTGTAGCGGGCATACTTCTGTATGGTGCCGAAGGATACGTTGTTTTCTTTTGCAAGCCGCTGCGCAGTAACGTGGCGGCAGGGGAGTATTTCGCTTTCCGGTAAAAAATCATCTTCCTCCTGTGGGTTCAAAAGGTCATCGCGTTTATTTGAGTTGATGAGCTTTTCCGTTTCATACTGCATTCCGATGAGGAAGTGGCGTGCTTCTTCGGTTATGTTGTCGCGCTTGCATTGTGTTGCACAAATCCATACAACGGCAGCTTCCTTGCAATCGAACGGCATTTCTTCAACTGAAAAGGGAATATGATATCGGGTACAAATATCGTAACGGCAATGACCGTCAATGATGAACCCGCGCCAGACTTTTATGGGTTCCAGACAGCCGTTATTGAGAATGCTGGTTTCGAGTTCCAGGAATTCCTTTTGCGGATGTGGGCGAATGAGAGACTTAAACTCTCTGCATATTTCGAGCGTATGGTTAGTTTCCATTAGGAACCTCCGGCTCGATGCGTTTTATTGTTTTTAATGAAAAAACTGCCGCTGCTTTAGATGAAATAACTTCACCCGAAAGACGGTAGGAGTAGTTAGTTTCCAGACCGCCGATAACTTCGCAAAGACGGGTGATAAAAGAGCGGCTGTAAATTTCATAGGAATTATCGGAATTCATCAGGCTCATATTAACCTTGTGCGACTGGTCTCCTGACAGCTCTTTTTCTACTGGGCGAATAGCGACAGCCATCATTGATGGGTTGACCAGAAGTTGAATATACTTCGGATCGCCCAGAAGGTGAATGGTTTGCTTGTGGATGCGTATTCTGTATTTTTTCAGGTCAATAGCAATTGTGGTGGGTGTAGAAGTGGGACTACTCATGTGAGCCACCTCCGGCTGTTATGCCAACGGAAAGAGAGGGCTGGTCCTGACCACCCGTGGGTGTTTCTTCCGGCTTCAGTTGAGCATCCTCTTTAATTGTATAAATTGCGTAACCGTCAAAGATATTGATTTGCATCGACTGCTTATGTTCGTTATAAGGCAAGCCGAATTGATTCTGCCAATCTTGCGGAAATACCGGTGTTCTGGAAACTTTCGGTTTTGCGCCGTCGGGGAAAGTCTTCTGGTAAACTTCGGCAGCGGTAAGGTCATACGCAATCAAGTATTCGCCGTTCGAGTGGATGAGCTTGCCAAGAAGTTTGTACCTGAAATCCGGGTTCCATCCCATAAGCTCAACAATTTTTGCGAAGAACAGCTTGCAAGTTATTGGCTTGGGTTTGCGTTTTCCTTTTCCAGGTTCAGTACACCACATAAAGGAATCGCGGGAACCTTCGTTGCAAGGGCGAAGGGCGAGTATCTTTCTTTCGCGGTTAACGAGTACCTGCGCGTACCCGGAGTTGGGGAACTTGGAAAGGCAGGCGGCATTGACATAGAATTTACAGTTGTTAAAGGAAACGGAAGGCTCGTGCATATGCGCGAAGAATTCACGCCTTACAACCTGGAAATCGTCAAAGTTAAAGTCCTCGCTCAGTTCCAGCAGTTCGTCATTCTCGCCAAGAACAGGGGGAACATTTCCATCTGGTATAGGAACGCCGTTCGGGGTAGGCTGCTCAAGGTCAGTGGTGTTTTCTTCATTTTCAATCATTAGGTATTACCTCCTGTGGCGTTATGCCAGTTAATTCTTGATTTATGTACGTTTGCAATTCCTCAAAGCCTGTCACTCGGATTTGCTTTCCGGTTTCAAATAATTGACCTTCCATTCGTATTTTCCAATCCGACTCGCTTTGATTTGCAAGCGCGGAGAGAGTCTGCTCGTGTAAATAGTACGGCTTACCGAAACTATCGGTCCACGCTTGCGGTATTGCACGGATGCGGTTGCGCGAGGGGGTATAAGGTTGGACTGTACCTTTGCCGCCAGCTTCGGTTGCTTCCTGGCTTGTTAAAACATAGGACTTGAAGAACGCTTCCGAATTGGTGGTATCAAAGATGTACGCGATTTCATTATCCTTTTCATATAGTGAACCGATGATGCGGTAACGGCAATCGGCGTTCCATCCGAAAAGCGAGAAGAGGGTGTCGTTGAAAGCGGCGGTTGATATCGGGCGAGAGTAGTATACCTTCTCTGATATCTTCGAGCAGATGACAGCCTGACGGTTTGATTTGTCAGTTGTGCGAATGGCGAATTTCTTTTCTATCGGATTAATCAATAGTTCGATGTAATTTCTTTCGCCCAGCTTCCGGATGCACTCGGTGCTTAACTTGAGCTTTTTCTCTGCAAAGGTAATAGAGGGGCGGCGGACACTATCGAAGAATTCAGTGCGTGTTATTTCAAACCCGCGCATGTCAAAGTCTCCGGCTTCAACAGGTATCTTTATTTCCTGCGGGACTTGGGGTTCTGCGGGTTGCTCATTTTCCGGAGTGGTGTAAACGCTGTTCGCAGCTTCGAAATAGTCTATTTCCTTGAAGCCTGCCCAGCGGGGGTTGATAACAACAAAACCCTTTAATATGCCGCTGTCAATTACGCGAAGTTCCGGAAGGAAGGATTTATTCCTGTATTTGGCATTATCCAGCATGCGCTGAACCGCAATGAAATCATCTCTTGATACAATGGCTTCATGGTGCTTGTGGTATCTGCTTTGGGGACGGTCTCCGCGATTTTTTACAGACTTATGATCGCGGTAATTTGGCGTGAATGTTTTTCGGGTAAGAACATCGCCGCAGTGTCGCTCGTTGCGTAGGATTTGAACTACACCGCTTGAAGTCCACTTGTTTGTGTTTCCGAGATATGACTTTCTGCCGAGCGCGTTCAAAGTGTCCGCTATCTGCTGCGTTGAGTAACCATAAAGATACATATAAAATGTGAGCTTTACGGTGGGTGCTTCTTCTGGATTGATGATTAAATTCCCATCTTCATCGTGCGTATAACCGAGCAGCTTCGGAGTAAGGGGAATGCCATGGTCCAAGCGCATACGCAGAGAGGTTTCCATACTGCGGCTGCGGGTGTGTGATTCTTCCTCTGCCATAGTTGCTTGGAAGGACAGCGCCATTTGCGAATCGTCATTCAAAGAGAAGATGCATTCCGATTCAAAGAAAACTCCGACAGGGGGTTTCAATTCAGCAAGGTCGCGCGTAAGTCCGATGCAGTCAACCACGTTTCTGGCAAAACGCGAAACGCTTTTTGTAATGATAAGGTCAGCTTCGCCGGCTTTGCAGTCGGCAATCATCTGGTTGAAATTATCGCGGTGTAGGCGGGAGGTTCCGCTTATGCCTTCGTCTGCGTAAATTTTGATAAGAGTCCAGTGGGGGTGCTTCTGTACGAATTCTTCATAGTATTGTCTTTGAAGCTCGAAGGAAGTGGTCTGCCGGACATCGTCTGTCGAAACGCGGACATAAATAACCACCCGCATAGGCGTATCGTTGTCATAATAGTCGACTCTTTTCCGCGCGGGTGTGAATTCGTAGTTCTCTTCATCAATTTCAAAGCGCATACGCTTTCGCGTTTTGGCTTTCTCGCGTTCCTTGGAAACGCGGCGTTCTTCATCAATCATCGGAAGTTCCTTTTTCGGTTATATTTTCTGGGGTAGTATCTTCGGGCAGAACTTTCCAATCCGGTGAGGGAAGGAAGAAGGTGTCTTTCAGGTCATTCTGGTAATAAGAAGCCAGGGTGAAAATATCCTCCGAAATAAAATAAATCCCGATAGGAGGTGTGTGCGCTGCAAGCAGTCTGGCGCATAATGTAACCTCGTGCATTTTCTTAGAAACGTTCGAGACCTTCTGGGTTATAATTAAATCGATCTTGCCTTCCATTGCATCGTTTAATAAACGACTCCATTCGGAAGCGGATTCCATGTTGGGGGCGGTTGCGCCTTCGTCAATATAGAAATCAATGAGCGTCCAATTCGGGCAGAGGTTGATTGTGTCTTTGAACTGTTGCTTATGAAATGCGAGGTAATCCTCGTACCGGGTTTGATTAAAATACCTAATATAAACGCCAACCTTGAATGGCGTTGCGGGGTTCGGGAATTCGTGGCGAATACTGTGGAACCAATTTTTATGGTCAGCAACCTTCTGTGCGTGTTCGGAGTTGGTGCCGAAAATTGAAAGCTGCTGGGGCGCGTTTGCTATTTCCTGAAACTTATTTATAATGTCTATTTCGTTGGGCATAAAAATCCTCAAGGCATAATTATGTGACAATTATAGAGTCCCGCGCCGGAAAAAGGAATAAACCAGCGGTCAAGTAAATAACCACTGGTTTATGAAAAAGGCATCTTTTTTGAAATTAATAAAAAAAGAGTGGAGCTGTCTCCACTCTTTCTTGTTAGTCTTCTTTGTTTGTACGCATTGAGGTTTTGATTTCCTGAATGATTTTCAGGAGCGATTCAAGTTCCGCGGCGGTGCAGTCTTTGAAGATTTTTTCGAACTCACCTTGATAAATCGAATTGACGGTAGGAACGTTCGGACGAAGGATCTCATCAGCCGACACTCGGATTACCTCGATGATTTTGCAAAAGGTGAGAATGCTCAGTTGCTTCTTGCCGCATTCAATATCGGAAAGGTGGGAAGCATTGAGGTTCGCAGAATAGGCAACATCCGCTTGCGTTAGCCCCGCGGCTTGCCTTGCTTCTCGGAGGCGATTTCCGATTTTTTTTAGTTTTTTTGATTCGATATTCTCTTCCACGGTTGCACCTCCTTCGGCTATAGCTTATATTTTGACCTAATTTTATCATCTATAGCCGAAATTCAAAATCAGCTATGGACGAGAATATCGGCTATGGCATATAATTGAGTGGACTTTTTTTGGAGGAAAAACGAAAGATGGCACTCAATTACATTTTACTTGGCAAGCGTGTGAGGGACCTTCGCGTTAAGCGTAAGATGTCCCAGGCAGAACTCTCAGAGCTTATTGAAAAGTCCCCGCCTTATGTCAGCTACATAGAGAGCGGAATTAAAAGCCCCAGCCTGGACACGCTCATTTTGCTTGCGAATGCTCTGGGCGTTACTGCTGATATGCTTTTGGCAGAGAGCCTGGATAACCACCTGATGGTGGATGTGGGGGAATACGCTGAATTGCTCAATGACTGCTCCCCATATGAGCGGAGGGTTTTGATTGAAAATGCGCGGGCGCTGAAAAAGACGATGCGTGAATACCACTTTTTGTCAAAGCGCAAGAACCGGTAATTATATTTTATATTCCAGAGCAGAGCGGCGCAATAGACCGACAGTTATGAAAATGACTGCCGGTTAAAGCGCTGCCTTTTTTACATTTTTGCGATTTCCGATTACATTTTCCAAAGCGCCAACTTTTCTATTTTAGAGTATGGTATAATTTCACCGGAAATATAGCAGCTTCGGCGGTTAAGAGGTAAATGGAAAATATAACATTAGAATATTTATTGCAGAAGCACTTCGGTTTGAAAGGAAACCTTTATCTTAAAAAACCCGAAGTTGTGGGTTATGTAGGAGGGAACCGCAGCCGGGGTGATTATGATCCACCTTCGCCTGAATATCGGTATTTTACGAAAGCGGGGTGCAGAGCATACGCCCGGTTCACCGATTTTATATTCGATTTTTCCAAGCATGTGCGTTTGCATATGAGCGAAGAGCTGGGAAAAGAAATCACAAGGTTGGTGGACCTATTTGACAATTACGAATACTGCTCGGAATAGGTGGTGGCTATGTGGAAAGGGAAGAAGGTCCCCTGGTATTCTTTTGAGCTTGACGATTATTCTGCGCCAAGCTGCACTTCGTTTACAAAACTGTTCTTCGGCTCGGTTGAAGATTTCAAGAAGATGCTTGAAAATATTCCCGCCGGCAAAATGGACGAATTAAAAAATACCTTTGAGCATTTTGAAGCGGGGGAAAGAAGAATAACTCATTATGCGGGCTACATTAAAACTCGGTTCGCAATTTCGGTTCAGGTTCTGGACGAGAAATCGTTTGATTTGGAAGACGTGAATTATCTTTACGAGAACTCGTATGGCTTTTATTATCGGGTTCGTTTTTCGCGTGCTTCCGGGACAGCCTATTTGCTGAAAAGGAATAAAATGTTTTACATTGCGTACCGCGTTAAAATTGAGAACGCGGAATATCGTGGTACGCAAAATCCAGACGAACGGTGGCACCCGCTTGGCGATATGATTTGGGGGCATCCGGGGGTGTTAAAGTTAGAGGCTAAATCGCTCAAAAACACTCTCGCCTTAATCGAGTCGAGCTTTGAAAACGAGCAGGTTGCAAGGGCAAGATTTGACGATTTGTCTTTGTGTGACTGGTCATCATTTTTTGAAGAGGTATTTGGTGATGGTTGAAAAACAAGAAGAAGCAAAAAAGTATCCGGTAGTGCTTGAATTAGACGGAATTTATTATCGAGTTTGTCGTGACGAAAAATGGCAAAATAGATGCTTCTCGGACCTGACTAAAACAGAACAAGAAGCGTTTATGTCCACGCTCTCTCCGGAAGGATTGAAGCGAATTTGTCTCGTCTTGTCGGAAAGTTTAAGGACGGTTGCTTCGGTGGCTTTGAGTCTCGAAATGCAGATGGAAATTAATAAAGGGTTGGAGCAGGCGAGAGCCGGAAATTTTATTCCCGCGGAAGAGGTGTTTGCCGAATTCAAAAGGAAGTATGGATTATGAAAAAGAGAATTAAAGGACATTTATATTTTTTGCAGGACTTGAGACGAGTGAAAGGTGTCTATCGGTATGTGGGAACGGACGATGGAACGCTGTTCTCTGCGAATTATGGAAGAACAAAAATCTATGCATCGGAACTGCCAGAGTGGTTTGTGTATGGTCGCTTTTATAAGCGGTTCGGCTACCTTTCTACCAAGGGCATCAAGGCTGTAAGGTATGTTCCGAATTGGCATTCAAATCACTTCTTAAAGGATGACCACTTGCAGATTTCGTATGATAAGACCGAGAGCGAGCTGGGGGATTATTGGGAAGATACAACTTGGGTTTGGGGTTCGGAAATTTTGGATGTTCTTAAGGGCGCACAGATATACTCGACTTATGACATTACCCCCATAATATGCCAGCTTAAAGAGAAAGTAGAGTGGTTGCGGAAAGCTCACCCGGAGGAGTTTAGTGAGGAAAAGTGGCGCTTTGATTTAGAAAAGTGGAAGAAAGAACCTCTTAAAAACGGATTGCCCCCCAGATATGCTGCGGTTTTAATTAATTCTTGCTTTTGGGGTGCGAAAAAGGAAACCTTGTATGGCAGCGAAGATGAAATAAAGAAATTCATAGAAAATCTGCCAAGTAATTATGGCAACCCGGAAGAAACCATTCAAGAACTTCAGTACATAAAAAAATCATTTGATTACCTGGAGGGTTTTGAATTAGAGAGTGTGAATTCCCAGGGCGAGCCATACGAATTACAGTTTTATTCTTCATTGCTTTCGCAAATTCTGTTGCGGGACGGTGACAAATATGAGTTGTGTGCTTCGGCAGAAATTATTCGGTTTAAATATCGAAAGAAAGGATGTCAGCTCTGGACTGAATCCAATGACCTGAACACAAATCCAATCGTTGAAAAAGCGAACCCGGAAGGAACGAACTTCAAGACAAAAGCGTTCATTAGGGTGAAAACCTATGACTCGGCAAAAGAGGCTGTTTCAGAAATGTGGGATTCAATTCCGGCAATGACGACAGTGGTGAAGTATATTTTTGGGGCGATAATTAATGAGGGGTAAAGACACAATCGAAGAAAATAAGGCTCTCATTGAAGAGTTTCCTTTTCTGCTGCCCCGAAACCGGTGGACAGACAAAGTGCCAGAAGATTATGATTTTTCGTACACCGAGCTGGACAATATGCCGGATGGTTGGCGGTCTGCTTTTGGCGTGCAGATGTGCAGAGAATTAAAAGAAATCCTGGTAAAAGCGGGGGCTTTGACAGACTATCGAATTACCGACATAAAGGAAAAGTACGGAACGCTTCGGTGGTATGAGAATGGGTTCCCGGTCAAGGCGCAAAGAGAGTACCTTGATTGGCAATCTAAATACTTGAACCTTTCTGAAAGAACCTGCATCAAATGCGGGGCAAAGGCAACCAAAATTTCCGTATGTTATATCTCACCTTATTGCAACAAGTGCGCCGGCGAGATGCCCTTTGTGAAGTTTGAAGAATTGAAAAATAAAGGAAGGAAAAAATGACTACTTTTGAACCCGAAAAACGGGATATAATTGACGAGCTGAACGAGCTTGTGCTTCGGGCAAATTGGGGAACTGTTGACCGCATAGATGGGCAACCAAAAGGCGTGGTCATAATTCAAAAAGCCATTGATGAAATTATGCAATTGAGGAAGCTGAAGAGAGGAATAAAAGAATGAAGTTTTATGTGGTTGCCGATGTTCATGGGTTCTACGACTTGATGATAAAGGCACTAACTGAAAAGGGATATTTCGAAGACACCGAGCCGCACAAGCTCGTGATTTGTGGTGACCTTTTTGACAGGGGTTCGCAGTCAAAAGAATTAGAAAAATTTGTGGTTGACTTGCTTGAAAAAGACGAAGTGATTTTAATTCGCGGAAACCATGAGGACCTGATGCTTGACTTGGTAAATAGGCTGGGTGAGTATGTTGTCAGGGGAATCGAACATACGCATCATTACAGAAATCGGACCGTCAGAACTTTGATGGATTTGACTCGATGCAGTCTTGGAAAAATAAAGCAGCAGCCCGATGTGGTCGCTGAAAAAATGAGAGCTACACCTTTCCTCAAAAAGATAATTCCGGCGATGCTTGACTTCTATGAAACCAAGAGTTATATTTTCGTCCATGGATGGATTCCCTGTCACGCCAGCGGGTATGGAGGGGAAGCCGACTGGTTCAATTACCAGGAAAATTGGCGAGAAATGCCCAAGAGCGACTGGATGCTTGCACGCTGGTATAATGGAATGCTGGCTGCTTTCCAGGGGTGCTATGAACCTGGAAAAACAATCGTCTGTGGACACTGGCACTGCGCCTTCGGGCATACTTATTTAGAGAAAAAAGACCTGACACCGGAAGAGATGCGGTCAAGGTCTTTTGAGAGAGATTGCACTCCGTATTACGGTGAAGGCGTGATTGCTATTGATGCAAGCACTGTCCTGAGCAGGTTTGTGAATTGCATCGTCCTTGAAGACGAAGAAATAAATCAATGAGGTGAAACATGGAAAACTTAACACTTGAAAAAGTCAAGGCGGCAGAGGACTTTCTGAAAATTATGTTTGAGGTCAACCATTCAATAAAGAAAGTTTCAAAAGAAGAAGTGAGCATCAAACTTGGTGGTCAGGAATTGAAGGTTCCGCTTAATTCGGAAACTTACCAAATTTTGTACGACGCAGTTCGGGGAATCGCGGGATATTCCGAATAAAAAAAGACAATCAGCCAGAGAGCTGGTGATTGTGTTTACGTTTTGCTGTACGCGCCGACACTTCGCCTGTGTGCCACTTCTTTCCAAAGTTCGAACAGGTGAGCGGGTTTTTGGAACTGCGGCTGTGTGGCGAAATGTGGCGGCTTTCGTTTGAAAAAGCCATAAAAATTGAATTTGAACGGTGATGAGAGGTTTTGAACGGTCAGTGGTCGATTTGAACGGTCAGTGATTTTTGTATCAAAATCTCTCATCTTTCACAAAA